TCCTCTACGAACTCAATTTCAGGTGCAGGATCAATTGTTAAACCTTGCTTAAACATATGCTTGGTAAGGTCTACAATGTAAGGAGTTAGTTCTTCTTCTAGAGGTTTGTATCCTGAACCGTAAGGTGCTGCTTTACCCACTTCTTTAATTTGGGTATCGGGTAATAAAGCAACGACCATATCTCCTTCCTGTTCAAATGTTACATTTGGGATTGCTTTTTTAATAAAAGCTTTGTAGAGGTTGTCTCTTTGGGTTCCAAAATTTTCCTCACTTGATTTTTTAGTAGGAGAGTAAATAATGGCTTTAGCTTTTAATTTCTTAATATAAGCTCTAAGTATATCTGCCATAGTAGACATTACTCTATACATTTCACCTTTATTAACCACTACATTAACAGTTGAGTAGCTATACCCGCCGACACTTTTAACAGTTGTAGCAAATCCAATTTCTATTGCTTGAATAGTTGATGTTGAATTTTCTGGCGTATATATTGTTGATTCAAGATCTACACTATACTCTATACCGCTATCAGTTGTAAATTTAATATAAACAAATAAACTATCTCTATCTACTTCTTCCCATTTGTATGGTTGAAGGTTTGCCTCTCCTACTTCATTCAATCCTTCATTTTTAGAATGAAAATTAATAAACCAATTTGCTTGGCGCTTATCATGTGGGGTAGCATTTTGTCTATTTTTAAACTTTCTAGCTTTTTCAATAGTTACATCACCGCCGTAAGCTTTGGTAATCTTTGCTTTAAATGTTCCGGGTGCACCGTCGTTTGTTCTTTTACCTTTGTGAGATTCCTGAATAGGTTCTTTTACGGGCATATTTAATGCATCTAAGTATTCTGCAGGAGAAACTCCAAACGGTAAGAAGGGCTTCATAGCAACTAAGTCTTGAGTTGCGATTGCTTTTCTTAAATCTGTTGCACTAGCATCTCCAATGTTTGCTTCGGGGAAGTTATTAATAGTAACGTTTGGTAATTTTGTAATACCTTTGAATCTATCTGCATCATCTTTTCCAAAGATTGCAATGTATTTCTGCTCAGGGTTATTTTCAAACTCCTTATATGCTTTTAATACCGGAGATGGCAAATCGCTAATTTCAAAAGTAACATTATCAGGTATTAAATTCTTCTTTTTATAAAGATCAAAAATTGCCATTGCTTCTTGAGCACTAATAGCAGCCTCTCCAGTCTTTGCAACTGGATTAGGTCCAATAATAACTCTAACTTGATCTGCCATCTTAGCAGCAGCTTGAATACGAGCTAGGTGATCTTTGTGAGGTGGTTTAAATTTACCGGGGAAGATTGCAATAGTTCCTTCTTGTTCTAATAGTAAAGGTTTAATTAAACCCATAACAAAAGAACCGTACTTTTCTTCTAGAGCTGCAACAGTGTCTAATGCTTGCTGTTTACCATCGCCTTTAGGAGTTCCTTGTTCAGCTGGACCTACTTTAATAGAAGTCTTAAAAAATCCTTTAACTCTATTTTTTGATCTTGGATTTTTAAAAGTTTTAATTTTTTTAATAAATTGATCAAAAGTTCCGTCTAGATTAAAGTCTTTCAGTAGTCTTTTAACATCCTCCCACTTGGTTGATTCCCAAACGATGTTACTATCTAACTGACGGTAATTTTCGTCTAAAGTAACAATCTTTAGAGATAGCCCTGAAGTATCTAAGTGGAATTCGTATTCTTGATTTGGTCCTAGTGAAGGAACGTCTTTGATACCCATTCTTTTGAATACCTGCTCAGGATCTTCTTCTAATAATGGAGTCTTAACTAAACCTAAAATTAACCCTTGAATCTCTGCAGGATAATCTAGAACAACTTTCTTGAAGTCACCCTCCGATTCAGATACCGCGATAATGTTATCAATTTGTACAAATTCACCAGGCATTCCTGAGATGGGGTATAGGTTCGTGATGATTTCGCCATGGTTGATTGCTTTTTTACCTTTGTGCTTCTCTGTATTTAAATATGGTAATTCTTTGTCGGATAATCCTTCAAAGTAATCAACGATCATTTTTTTAACTTCTTTCTTAGGTTTATCACCTTCGATAGAAACTACTAAATCAATATCACCGAAATCCTGCTTGACAGGTTGGTTGTATGATCCGGAAATTTTAGCCGATTTAAATCCAGGGATTTTCGAAAGAACCTTAGTTACGAAATCCTTAACTGTTTGATCAACAGCTGCTCTTGGGATTCTAGTACCTCCTGCTGCGCCTGACATTACTTCTTATATTTGTATAGGTTAGATGACTGAGGTAAGTATTTACCTTTAAGGTCAAACTCGTCTTGGTTATCAATCCAGAACTGCTGTAAATCTTCTGGAATATCTGCTGAAGGTCCGGTGAAGTCTAAAATCTTCAAATAGATCTTCATTAGGTTCTTATATTCCTCAGGACTTAATTGCTTCTTAAGGAAATCTGATAATTCGAAATAATCATTAATAATATCCCGAGTTAATTCAGGTTCAAAGCCGTAAAGTTTGTTTAGTAAAGCTAGAGCTTCTGTTGGATTAGTTGCTTCCACTTCTCTAGTTTCTTTATCTAATACTCCTGATTCATGCTTAAACATTTTACCTTTGTTGGTAAACATCGCAAGCATTAATTGAGTTCTGTGTAATCCTTTAACTACTCCTTTATAAACGTTCGAATAGTAGCTGAATCTTAACCATTCAGGATTTCCTACGTTAATATCGATTTGGGCAGTATCGGGCAGTAATTCACCTGCTTCGTTGTATTGAGGATAAGCACAGAAGATTGAACCTCCACCTGCTCCTTTAGGATCGGCCTGCATCTCCTCAGAACTATTATTAATCTTATCAGCGATTAACTCCAACATTGCTCTCATCATTGATTGAGCTTCTGTTGCAGTTCTTGACTTTTTTCTAATAAGTTCGAACTTCTGTTGAAATTCTTGAGGATCTAAACCCCAACCTTCTAAATCAGGTTTACCGTCTTTAATTAAGTTCTCTGCAGGATAAGACAAATCAATATCGCCTGAGATGTCTTTTTTGCCTGCAGAACCTAATTTTTCGAAAGCAGTAAATGTAGATGCTTTTTTAGGAAATATTCTACCTAGCGATTCAGAAAACTTTTCTAAAGTAGATTCAATATTTTCCTTTCTAATAGATGCGGTAGTTCCGAAAACGTTTCCGCCTTCGGTTAATACCTGTCTAAGAAGGGAGGTGAGCTTGATCATATGTTATAAATATCACCCTTTCAGTTTGATGCTGGTAGGTAATATTTCAGTAACAGGTTTAACGTCCGGTCTTTTAATTTTGTAAATTTCGTAAAGGTGTTTGAAGATTCTCTTGTTTTCTTCGAAAGATTCAGCCGGTTCTTTAATTTCCCAACCTTTTCCTTGCATCTTACCTTCTTTCTTACTTTCTCCTCTGGTCATAGCTTTCAACCAGATAATACCGCGTCTTTGAATAGGCTTTTCAAAACATTCGTTCCAACCCTGTTCGTAGCATGCAAGCTGTAGGTCGTACGAGTCATGTAAGTAGTTTGAAGTCTTAATATCTAATAGCCATAATTCACCTTCCATCTCAACTACTAAGTCTAAAGTACCTGCAATCTCTAATTCATCAGAAAAGATATGAACTTCTGATTCAATAAGGGTAGGTTTGTAAGTTTCCCAGAAGTCAACAAACTTTAAGATCATCTGCCATACTTTCAAGCTATACTTAGTAGAGCCCCACTCATTCAACCAGCTTACTTCTTCTCCCTTCAAATAAGCTTCAATAGCGGTATGTACTTGAGTTCCTTCTTCACCGGCTCTACGCATAATGATATCCGCATTAGAACCAACCTCTTTTAACCAAGTTTCAAAAAACTTATCTTTAGGGTAGTAAGATAGTACAGTAGTTACTGAAGGATAGAATACTCCTTCTTTTCTCTGATAGAATCTAGAATCCTGTAGAGTGATTTGACGGGCAGTTGAATCGGGATGTATTAATCTCTTAACTCGTTTGCTGTGAACGCTTTCGTTTTTTTCTATCATAGTTGGAATTTTTTCTCAATCAACGTTCTGAACGTTAAAGGAGTGCTTTTATGTAATAAGTTAGTAAAGTTGGTGAATCCTAGCTCGGATGGATCTTTTTCGTTTAGATCTACTAAAAAGACTTCTTTTCCGTGGTTTAGTAAGGTTTGACAGTACTCTAATGCCTGCTTTAATGCGTCATTATCTAAAGCAATAAATACTTGTTTAACACTAGAAGATACGATCTTTTTCATAAGCTTTTCCGGTAATGTCTTACCTAATAATGGAATTGCATTACGTTTGATTGCCATTGCATCAAAAGTACCTTCACAAAGTACGATTGGACTATCCCAGTTGATTAGAAGGTCAAATCCAATAATATTCTTAGATGCTTGAGGATTCTTATATTTTATGTCTCCAGGACCGAAGTTACGTCCTACAAAGTAGTTTAACGTTCCATTCTCGTCGTAACTGGGGATAATAATCATATCCTTGTATCGACCTGATTCACAGTATCCTAGACTGTATCTCTTAATATCTGTAGCATTTAGACCTCTTTCTTTTAGGTATCGAAGTGCTTGACGGACTACAACGTCGGAGGTATCTGCTTCTGAAAGTGTTTTATATTCTTTAGGTAAAGCTAGAGCTTCAACTTTAACTCCATGCTCTTCTTGATAAGAAATCTTAACGTAATTCTTAAGCTCTTGAATTTTATGGTCTGGGGCAGATACAGCCTTAAAAAGACTAACGAGTTTCTTTCCTTTCTTGTTGCATACCCAGCAATGCCAATGGTGAATGCCTTCCTCGTTTTCTTTAAGATTGATCTCTAATTTTGGTTTATAATGATTACAGAAAGGACAATTATAGGAGAAGTTATCTCCAGATGTCGGCTTACCTGCCCCGATTACACTATTTACTAGACTTACTAGTAGATGATTTACCATTAATTAAATATACGACCTTAACCGGGTAAGTGCAAGTCTTTTCGGAAAATTCTGGACATAATGTTGTCGTTGTATGAATTTGTTTCAAGTACATCATATTTGCATTGATAAGCAATTTCATAATAAGTTAGTTGTTTTTTTGAGAAACACAACTTTAAAATTTCCCTTTTAAATTTATCTTCACCAATCTCCTTAACTTCGGCAAGTAACGGTTTACATGATCCCCAATACTCTCTCCAGTTAGATTCTTTACTCACTTTTTTCTTAGTAGGCTTCCTTCCAGGGCCGGACTGTTCTGAAATTTCTTTCTTTGTGAGTTTTTTAGTTAAGGTGTTAGTAAACACTTTTCTACCAATATAAAACTTACCAGTCTCTATATTTGTTATCATATAAACAAATCCGACTGCTTTGTCTTCAAATTGATATTCTTCTGTAACTTCTTTATTTTCGTAAAACCAATTAGGCATAAATTTTATCTATCAATATTAATAAGTACTGTTGTATCTGTTACGTTGTTGCTTGGTAATGGTTTAGCTAACTTTGCTACCGCAATTAAGTCTTGGGCTTCATTATAGAGTCCGACTGTTGTAATATATGGATTGAAGTATGATCCTGTTGCAAAATCATAAATTGTTCCTTCTGTTGATCCTGAGATTAAAGATGGGTTTAAAGAGAAATTAAACTCTGAAGGATCAAAAGTGCATTTGTATTGAGTTTCGTAAATTACATATGAACTACTAAATGAACAGGTAATGTTATTAGAGGCTATAATATTTTCTATAAATGGATTAGTACTGCCTCCATAAGAAGCTGTTCCGTAAGTTCCTGATCCGTATAAGGATCCTCCTCCAAAATTATCTTTAGTTAAGACTGCTAGTCCGTGTTGGTATATAATATTACCGCAGTACTCTCCGTCTAAAGAAAAAATTAAATTACCGTTCCCGTCATCACTAATACTTCCTGAATCGGATGTTATTATGAAAGAACCTGGTTTAATTTTATCACCGAAGAGTTTTGTTGGTATTGATACAACTCCAATAACAGCACTAGAAGATGTTGGAAAGTATCTTTCATAAGCTAATGTTGACTCTAGGTAGTTCTCAAATCTTCCTGCAGAACTAGTTGGTCCTACTAAGACGTTACCTGCTGGGGTTGTTCCTGGTATAATATATGGAACTGATACAGGGTCACCGTAGCTTGAACTTATATAATTTGAATAATAAAGTTCTTTAATAGAACTATAGATTAATCTCTTATATTCAGAAGTAACCTGTCCGGTAGTGCTTTCACTTAGGTCAAATAACCCTTGAATGTTCTGTCCTAAAAATCTATCAATACCAACATTAGATCCAGTCAAAGCAGCCGCACCGGCGAACCGGAAGGCTTTGTTCACCTCAAAGGGTGAAACGATTATGTCAGATGCTAATAGTTGTTTGAACGCAGTCATTCATTTTAGAAGTCAAGCTTAACTCTTACTAAAGATTCTTTTGTGAAGTCTTTTGTTAATGGTTTTGATAATTTAGCTACAGCAAGTAAGTCGTTAGTATCATTATAAAACCCAACAGTTGTCATGTAGGTTTGTGGTGAGTTAATGAATACACTGTAGATAACATCTCCGGTTGATCCTGAAATGAAAGATGGATTTTCTGAGTAGTTGAATTCAGCATTTCTAGCTCTAACGAATACGTAATCGGATGTTACTGTTTCTTCACTGTTAAGTTTGAAAGAGGCTGCTCCTGATACAGCTGCAAATAATCTTTGAATATTTAATCCATCAGAATCGTTTGATCTAGAAGGT